AGATTGTGTTTATTTAATGTAGCACGGAGCTCATCTCCGTATTCTTCTGATTTTTTAAGATCTATATTCAATTGATCTGCTAATTTGTTTAGTTTTGCATTATCTTTTTTGAGTAAAGCTAAACTTGCTTCACTTGTTTCAACAGCGACTTCTAATTTAGCAACATTGGCCTTAGCTATTTCTAGATTGGCTTTTAAATTTTTGACATAGAATAACCCGCCGCCTAAACCGGCAAGAAGCCCCACTAATAGGAGCACTTTCAATCCACTGAAGATTCCCATACCTTTTATCCTAAGAGCTTTCCCAATGTTTTAGGTCCAACGATTCCATCTGCTGTCAATCCGTTTGAACTTTGCCAATGTTTGACAATTTTTTCTGTACCTGGACCAAATATACCATCTGCTGGATTTATATCTAATTTTTCTTGCACTTCTGCAACAAGAGGACCTCTAGATCCTTTTCTAATTGTTTGATTGTAATCTACTTCAGGTTCTTCAAAGTCACCACCTAGCACATCCATAGCATGTAGGTAATGTTTTTTACGATCATCTAATCCTATTGTACCGCCATTGATTCTTTTAGTAGCACCCACTACATCCATGTCGTCACACCATTTATTAATGTTGTTTGTGTCCCAGAACCAACAAGCTGAATCTAATGCACCCTTTTTTGTGCGTACATAATCAACTGCTTCTTCTGCTGTCATTTCCATAGCTTTTGCAAATTGGGTGTAATTGTATCTTCCTGTGAGTTGTAAAATTCCACCTCCTCTGAAACGCCAACCGTCTCCTGAATCACTATCGCCATTGTCCATCCTATTAGCATAGATAACGTTTGCAATTTTTTCAGGCTGTCTATGATAATCGTTTGCATCTCTGCCTGCCCTTCTAAAATATTTAGGAAAAATAGTATTCAATGCTTTAGCACTATAATTTAAATTTTCAGTAAGCACTCTAAAGCCAGCGGATTCGTGTCCACATTGTGCTATAAACATAGCTACTCTTTCTATAGTATTAACTTCCCATAACGGAAGTATCTCGAGCATTGCTTCATACCAATCTTTCCAATCATCACGGTGAATAAGCTCTTCAGCCATCCATTCTTCAAAATCAAATTTAAAGTGTTCTTTAGCCATTTTCTATATCCTTTTTTTGGCAGTTTTGACATCGGCACTGCTCACATACTTTTATATTTATATTTTGGTTATCGCCGTCTGTAAAGTCTTTGAAATAACTTGTACCACAGTGTGATTCATGTCCGCAATTTTGGCAACTGCTCATTTAAATCCTTCTTAGTTTTAACAAGTATCCTTTGTTCTCAAGTACAAGATCATTGCCATACTTGCAAATATTGTAATCACCTAAGTATTTTGTCAACCAAATTACTTCGGCCATATCCGCCATATTGATTGTTTCATTAATTTGTGTGTCTTTACCAAAATCAACAACTTCAAATCTTACTGGTTGTTGATATGTATTTTTCACTGTTAATATATTGTCGTTTAAATTGATGCTTTCTGCATAGCTATTTGAAAAATAATTTTTGTAATTTTCAAGATGTGTTTCTGTTGTTACTCTTTCGTACGCTTGTGCATCTAACGGTAAATTAGCTAAACTTTCTTCATCTAATGGATTGCTTTTAAAGTTTTTATAATATCTAAATCTAAGATTGTCTACATCAGCTAATTTTCTTACTCCATCTGCTATTTCTAAAATATGCATAGGAGCATCTTTATCTCTTTCCATTTCAACGAATACTTTATAAGATCCGTCTGATTGTTCTCCGCTTGAAACATCTGCGTCAAGCACAAAAGGATATCCCTTTTCTATAAAATTTTCTAAATCTTTAGCCGGCGAATCTCCATTTACAGAAAATGCTAAAGTGATTATGTCTTTATCATCACCCATTTTTGATTTGAAAGAATCTATTTCTACAATATTATCGACTAGAAATTGTAAATCGTTTTTCTGTAATCCCATTATACTAGCTCCTCTTGTCCTGCTGGTTGAGCACCTGCATCTGCTGTAACTTCTGCAGGTTGTGGTTCAGCTGGTACTGTTGGTTGTGTTGCTGGAGCCATTTCAAAATCATTCATTGCCTGATATCCACCATAGATATCTGCTATAAGTTTTTTCGGCATCATTATTTCAACTATCCATATTGGATGTGTGTCTAACATACCTTTTTTTGTGCCTGGTCTTATATCACCTGGTTTACGTATTTTACGTGGCTTTATAATTTTATCTTTTTTAAACGTAACTTTGCAGTCATAATCTATAAGTCTTTTTCCACCCATTGGATCTGGCATATTATCTTTTTCCCAAAAGAATCCACAAGTTACCCAATGCCTACTAATCATAGGACCATAAGCTAATTCGCCATCTGCCCAGTTATCATATACGTAAATATCAAGGTCATCTAGCACTCTTTCGAAGTCTTTAAGCACTGTAAAAGCAGTATCGCTTTCGTATATGCTTTGTACATTCTTTATTACGTCTAAAATATCTTTCATTTGATGATTCCTATTGTATAGTATTATTTATCCTATTATTGTCTATGTGCTTTTTACCTTGGCTTGATCACATAAATATTTTTGTAGCAGAAGACAGCTACAATCGAAGTAATAAAGGAGGACACTTCATGAGTGCAAAGCGAGCTCGCAAGAGCAAGAACTTTCACAATAATGTTGTACAATTAAACAATTACCTTCCTGAAAAGAAAAAAACAGTACAAATCTACCCACGTAATAGATCGCAAGAAACATATTTGCTTACCCTAGCTGACTCGGGAAAAGACGTAGTCTTTGGAATTGGTCCCGCAGGAACAGGCAAAACCATCATTGCGGTTTTAACTGCTGTTAAACTTTTTAAAGAAGGTAAAATTGACAAAATTATTGTAACAAGACCAGCCGTTTCAGTAGACGAAGACTTGGGATTCCTTCCTGGGACTTTAGAAGATAAAATGGCTCCGTGGACAAGACCTGTATTTGACGTACTAAGAGAATACTTTAATTCGAAAGAAATAGAAGGTATGATTGCAGAAGGTGTTATTGAAATAGCCCCATTAGCTTATATGCGTGGACGAACATTCAAACGTGCATATATTATTGCTGATGAAATGCAAAACTCTACAGCAAGTCAAATGAAGATGTTGTTGACACGTTTAGGCGAAGGATCTAAAATGGCAGTTACAGGAGATTTGAATCAAGCTGATAGAATAGCCGATAACGGCTTAATTGATTTTATAAATCAACTTAATAGGCATGGTTCAGCTAGTAGAATTGCCTGCGTTTCCTTTAGTCATCAAGACATCGAAAGGCATGAAGCTGTAAAGGAAGTGTTACAAGTCTATGGCGATGACTAAACTAGTTCTTTTGTCATAGGAAAAATTTTATTGATTACTTCGGCGCAAGCGTGTGCTATTTGCATGTGTTCCTTTTGTGTTCCGTTTGCTCCGCGTAATTCAATGTAATGGATCCAACTTCTTATGGTTCCATTCATATAAAGTCGTGTTTTGGTATTACCCTCAGGTAAAACTACACGAGCTTGCTCTTTTGCGATCCCGTTTTGTATAGCCCACTCATATGCACTCCTTGCTTTATCGATTACTTCACGTTGTTTCTCACGCCATGCATAATGTAAATCACTTTCGTCATCTAACTCAATGCTATTTTGTCTGTTCTTAGCATCTTGTAATCTAGCTTCCCTGGTTGTAAATGTGTCACCCATTGAATCAGGATCAGCATATCTTTGGCTAAATTCTTGGAAAGCAAAACTTCTATGCCTAACAATTTGATGTGCAATATCTCTAGTTGTTTCTATTTCTAAACATGCATTGGCCATTTCTAACGGAGACCAATGTTGATGTTTTATAAGATACCTAATTAACTTTTCGCTTGTTTCAGTATTCATTTGGTTACTAGGATTGCTTACCCTAGCACAATAAGCGACCAAGTCTAAAATATTATCATTACTCATACCTTCATTTACGAAGTTAAGAGTGGGCTTTGAATAACTTACTAATCTTACATTCATTTTAAAACTCCAAATCTGCGGCTATAATAAATCTATCATTCATAGATTGTACAACACCAGGACGGTGCCATATCTTACCTGGATATACCATCCAAGTGCCAGTTTTCCAAGGTACAAAGAAATTTCCTTTACCTTCTGGACTTTCGGGAGCAAGCTCAGTACCTGCTTTTTCTAAATCTTTTACATCATCAGGCAGTTGAAGATAATACACTCCACTTACAGTTTTTGTTGCAGTATTATGGTTATGATGATGCCATAACTTATCTCTATCTTCTGCATTTTTTAAACTTGTTTGAAACGCCCAACTTTGAATTTGTTTTATCTGTACTTCTCTACCAAGATATCTGAAACAACTCCAAATGAAACTCATTTTTAAATCTGTAAAATTTTGAAATACATTCCAATTAGTTTGAAACTTTGGGCTGTTATGCCAGAACTTTCCTGCTTTTATTCCTAGAGCAATTTCATTTACCATGCTCTGTCTATCTTTTTCTGTAATTAGATTATTCCAATCATAGTATTCATATTCTACCATCAACCTGTCCTTAACACTATATGAATTCCCCAAGGACTTATAACTGGAGGACCAATTGTATCCATAGGTATAACTTTTACTGCGTTTGCAAAATCAGGATGAAAATGTTCTTCTTCCTGCCAGCCTAGATCGCCGCCGTGCCTTGGCCCACTTGCACAAGCACTATATTTTCCTGCGGCATCTGTCCAGGATATTTCACCTGATTTTAATTCTTTTATTAGAGTTTCAGCTTCGGTCATTGCCGCACCTAATGGTCGTTCATGGCTACTATTTTCGGCATCTTTATGACTGAGCAATATGTGTTTGCATCTAAATTTCATTAATCACCTTTACCTGGTTTTTCAGAAAAATGTTCTATTTTGTTAGAAACACCTTTCCATTTTTCTGCATCAGCAGGTACATCTTCTGGTCTTGCTTGTGAGATATTAGGCCAAGTGTTTGACCATTTATAATTAAGATCATACCATTTATTATCTTGTTCACCTTGTTCTATAGCGTCAACAGGACATTCAGGTTCGCATACTCCGCAGTCAATACATTCATCAGGATTAATTACAAGCATGTTTTCACCTTCGTAGAAACAATCTACAGGGCATACTTCTACGCAATCCATATGCTTACATTTAATACAGTTGTCATTGACTAGGTATGTCATAAATCTCCTTTTTCTCGCATTTCCTTTCTTATTTTTGTTGCACTAATACTATGTATTTCTTTTCCTAAATCATGTTCAGTAAAGGTATAACCAACACCTCTTCCGTAACTTATATCAACAATATTAGGCACTATCATAATCGTGTATTCTCTGTGGTACACGAATCCTTCTTTTTCTAATTCTTTTTTTATGTTTTCTTCAACATCTGCTACAATAAAAGGATTATCGTCTTGTGTCATTGTACGTCCACCCGACGCATCTGTGTCTTGTGGAACAGTTCTGATCATGATACATACTTGGCCTGTTTCAGCTAATGCACGTTTAAATAGCTCTGTATGTCCATCGTGCCAAGGTTGCCAACGTCCTAGCATTTGTGTAGTAGGTTTAAATCTATCAAACATTATGTTTCTCCATATAACGTTTTACAACTTCAAGTAATTGTGCATGAGTATCATTAAACCATTCTTTTACATGATAGTCACATGAAGCTGGATCTTCAAACATCTTATTTGTATCTTCAAATCTTCCTTCTGCTATTGTATTCATCCAAACTGTAAAGTCAGGAGCAAATTCTTGTCTTGCTCTTTCTGTGGGACAAACAAAGTCTGCAATGGCAATTTTTCCTCCCATTACAACACCATCTGCTAGATGTCTCATCCGTTGTGCTTGTCGTATTCTACCTTCTGGACTAAAGTCCCAGTCTTTGTAAGTCTCTCTAACCGCATCTGCATTTAGATGTACACCGCCTATAAGTTCTGCGAATGGAGTAGCAAGTGTTGTCTTGCCACTTCCGGGTAACCCGAATATTAAGATTTTCATTTCATTCTCGCTAATCTAATCATTGTTGCCGCCAAATTGATTTCTGGATCAGCAACCAATGTATGATCTACAAGTCCTTGTTTAATGATTAGGATAGCACTTTCTTGTTTTTCTTCATCACCAAACAGTTCTATGTTGTCATACAACCATTTGTAAACATCTTCCATCTCGTCTGGACGAGCTTGACTACAAACAAGTTTTCTTGCCTTAGAAATTTGTCCTGCTTTAAATAGTTCTGTCATTTCAAGTTTCCAATCACTTTCACCAGAATCACTTTTTTCTGGAGGAAGTAGAGATCCACTTACACTATTCATTTGCACCATATTGATACATTTTCGCAAGTCTGGATATGTTGCTTTGACGTATGTATCTAATGTATCAATATCTGGAGTAATTTCTTCAGCAATCAAAATCTCTGCTACTCTTGCAGTAAATTCTGTTTGATCAATTCTTTCTATGTGAAAGCCTTGACATCTGGAATGAAGTGCAGGAATAATTCTATTTGGATAGTTACAAGTCAATATAAATCTGCTTGTTGTATGATACTCTTCCATTACGCCACGTAGTGCCGCCTGTGCATTTGGACTTAGATAGTCTGCCTCATCAAGCAGTACTACCTTGAATGAACCAAATGGAATCATTTGCACAAAGTTTACAATTTTGTCTCTTACATCTTCAACGGAGTTTGTTCTACTTGCGTTTATTTCTAAAACATCAAGATCATTTATTTCAAGTTGATTAAGCAAAATCTTTGCAAGAGTAGTTTTACCAATACCTGCATTACCTGAAAACAATAAATGTGGAATAGTACCGTCTGTAATCCACTGTTGTACCTGTTTCTTTTGATGTGCATCTCTAAACACATAACCGTCAACTGAATTCGGACGATATTTCTCTACCCAAAGTTCTTTCATCTGCCTAACCACCTCCTTGCCGCATTAATTGGATTCTTCAAACCTTCATACGTGTCATCAATAAAGTCTATATGTTTACTTAATTTCTTATTGAGTTCTTTAAGCTCAGTTTCGATATTTTTTAATCTGTCGTCTTCAACAGGTTGCCAATATTGAAATTTTTTATTTGCATCTGTACCTATATATGCTTGTCCTGTTTCCATGTCAACAATTTTCCATTTGCTTGGACATTTTGTTTCTATCAACAACTTTATAGGATTATCTAATTCTTGTGCTTCTCTACCATCAATAAGTTTTCTAGTTTTCACGGTCTACTCCAAAATGTTTGTATGTTGACTGCACACACTTTGCTTGATAGTAACAATCAGCTAATGCATTATGTGCCGCCTGTTGAATCTTTTTTCTTGGATCATATGGCAACATTTTAAACAAAGTTCTACTATCCCGAATTTGCCAATAGTTCCAAGGCACTGGCTTGCCTAAGTTTTTGTACAAGTCTTGCAAAATGACAAAATCAAATGTCGGACCTTGACACCAAATATAATCTAAGCCCACACACCATTTGTTTAATTGCTTTGTCAAACTATCCATAGTAACACGTTCATGCTCTTCTCCAAATGCTTCATCTTGGATTTCTTGTGGTTGTTTACCCCACCAAGCTAATGTGTTGTCATCTATAGATCTACCAAGCTCTGTGCTTTGTTCTTCAATATCGCAACGTAGATACAAAGGAGCATGTGGCTCAGCACTACCAAAAGGATTAAATTTTACTGCTCCTACTGTCATCAAAACACTGTCAGGATTTACTCCTAGTGTCTCCAAGTCAATCATACCATGTGTTGCCATTTATACCAACTTCATTAATATAATAACTTGTAAAACTAAGACAGCAATCGGTACAATGGTTCTTATCAATTCCATTGTATGATTGTATTCATCTAATTTTCTTTCAAGTTTATTTCTTTTTGCCATTATGCTTTTTTATTCTCCTGTCCCATACCAACCAAAATTAATAGGACATAAAGAATTGGCCAAGCCCAGCCAGTAAGATATCCGGTGATATGTAATGTCATAAGAACAATACCAGTCGCACCTGTAGTACCAATTCCAGTTGATTGTATTTTTGGAAACTTCATTGTACACTCCTATTTTGTTAATAATAACATAATTAACACGGAATGTCAACTACTTTTGGCTATAGATCACCTTGTTTTCTATTTTCGGAATAATGGACGTCGAACTCGCCACCTGGATATCTTGCCTTTAGTTTGTTAACATTTTCTTCAATTACTTCGTTAGGATCAATACCCAACGCTCTGCATGAATTAATCCAATACCAAATAATATCGCCAAGTTCTCGCTTAATATGAAATTTGGTATCATCATCCATAGGCTTACCTTGGAATACACACTTTTTAACAATTTCAGCATATTCACCACCTTCTGATGCGATGCCAATTGCACCAGTTAACAATAGTGCAACATTGACATCATCATTTAGTTCATGTAAACGGGCTTGCAAAAAAGCCCAATCGTTTGATTCTTCGGAGGTCACACCTTCCACGAATTCTTTATACTTGTTTAAATCTACTTGCAATTTCGCCTCTTCTACTGTGAAAATTCTTCTGGTCTAATATCTGCAGGACCATCATCATATTCATATCCTATACTATGATCAGATGGTCTTTCATCTGAGTATGCAAGGATACTTTCTGCTTCTACCATTCTAAGTGTCATTTCTTCGTCACCTAAAGTAATAGACAATCCTCTTGACCAACGACCGTGTTCTACAAGGATCCATTCTCCTTGTTTGTACGGATCATTGTTCTTAGGACCTTTTCTAAAGACTCTACCCCATCTTGGATAAATGCCTCTAGTGGTGCCGTCATCACTCCGAAGAATTATACCTCCTCGTGTAACTTGTTCACCGAACTCCATATCAGAAACAATTACTCTGTTTCCAACTGCTCTAATGTCATCTGCTTTTATGGATACTAGGTTGTTTCCCATTATTCACCTCTTTTAACGAAATTACCCTCAGCATCTTCTACCCAATCATCTTCTTGTTTAGATTCTGCTTTGGTCTTACCTGGCTTTGTCTTTGTAGAAGAAGTTTTAGTATTTGTTGGTTCTTCCACTTCAACTGCAAGTTCAGGCTCTACAACTGGTTCTTCAGCTGGCTTTCCTGTAGGTTCCTCAAACTGTGTTGGTGGAGCATTATCTTCGTAGTAGTCTCTTAGAACTTCCTCACGTTTTTTAATAATTTTGCCACCTGGCCCAAGCTCATCGCCTCTTGCGTTCACTCTTACATTGCCAACAGCTGGAGTTAACTCGTTTCGTTGTCTAAGCAAGTCCATATCAATAGCTTTGCCTTGCATGGATTTATATTGCTTTCGACCTGTTTGTCTAACTGCCATAATTGACCTCCTTTATTATATACTTACTTATCTCAGGAACTCACGGTAGTCTAGGTCATATTGGATTGAGTTTACTTTATGTATTCCTATCAAATATAGCACATAACTAGCTACACTTGATCCTCTTCCTACTCCCCAAACTATGTTGTTTGCTCTCATAAAATCAACAAGATATATCATATATCTTAATAAGTTGTACATGTTTCTGCTTTCGAATTCTACTAATTCTGCTTCTACTCGTTCTATTTCTTCACTTGATTTGCATTTTTCAATCAGGTATCTCTCAACATCAAGTTTTTGATATTGTTCAGGCATAAACCATTCTTCTTGACATATTTCATCAAACTGTGTTTTGTTTATTTCAACTGGAACATACTCTTTAAGTTTTTCTTCGCCATTTTCTTCTGCGAACTTGTTAAACTTTTGGATATCATCATTTTTCTCACACAGGACTTTGCTACACTTGTCAATATTGCCTTCATAGATCATATCAACAAGATCTCTGTTCGTGAATATGGGTATACCTAAGTCGTCAGTTTTCATGAGCATGTTTATATTTTAACTGATATTAATCAGATTGTCAAGATCTAAATCTCCATTTTGGTTAGTTTCTTGACGGTTTTTTTCTTCTTTTATTCTTGCTTCTTGTTTATAATATTCTATAAACGTAGAAATTTGATTTTTTACTTCGGGGTTTTGGGCTTGAAAATATTTTTTGGTTAGTTCCGAAATCTTTTCATGTATTTGCGAAACACTTAAATCTGAAGTATCCTCTGAAAAAGGATGTAACATTACGCAAAGTAACCTATGTAGTTTGCCCAAACTGTTGCACCTGCATCATAACTTGTAAAATCGAATACGTATGTTCTTGTTTGTGGAGTATCGATAGTAGCAGAAGTATCCGAAGAAGGCCAAGTGCTTATTCTTTTAAATGTACCTGCTCCTGCATTAGAAGCAAAAGTAACTGTTCTTTGTGTGCCATCGTTATTGACATACACTCTTAATGTACCTGATTTACCAACAGCAGGCCATGCAGAAAGTGTTAAGGTAACATCTGCACCTACTGTGAATGATTGGTGGTGTCCGTTTGAGAAGTTTATGTTTTGGCTTGTATTTACAGTACCTCCTGAAAAGTATCCTTCGCTGTTGTTTATAAGTTCAGCGTTTTGAACCTTATTTCCTAAGAAGTTATTGTCAGCATTTAATTTTGCTGTGTTTGTTTGTAAAGTTTCGATTTCACTTTTAGCCGCAACAAAATTGTCCTTAATAACAGTAAAGTTATCTCTAAAACCCTGTGAATCGTTGTCTTGTCCAGCGATAGGATAATCCTTGTTTACGCCAGTTTCGTTAATGTTACTTGCCATATTATGTCCTCTCGTATTATTTATCAGTATTAAACATTGAACTGGTAATTTGCGAACGGTATATATTGTTCGTTACTATTGCCATTTGTACTGTCAATATTGTATCTATCTATTTCTAAATTAATGTTTTTAAAGTCAAATCCGCTATTTTTGATGTTCAAAATAACTGAATCAGCTTGTCCAGGTTTACAGTAACACAATGGCACAGCAAGTACAAATCCTAATTCTCCTTGACCAACCACTTGTGCAGTTCTCATCCAAAGCGGATAAAATTCTCTCAAATTGTTTCCTACAGCTCTAATTCTGCTTCTCATGTTAGAGATATTACTAATGTATTTTTTCTGATCTTTTTGTTCGCTTACGTTTATAGCATTGCTATCAATTTTGATTGTATTTGTATCAGGACGTAATCTAATAGGATCAGAGTTTATACTATCATCAATATTTGCTACAACAATTTTGTTTCCATTTTGTAGTATCAACGGAATAGCGTTTCCAGGTGCAAATAGCACTGGACCTGTTCTTGCAAATAATGTTATAGTTCCTGTTGATGCTGGAGATTTTGCTCCACCACCTCGTAGTATTACATCAAAAAACCCTTCACCTGTTCCTACACCAGTGTTATCATCAGTCACTGCATATTGTACACTGTCTACCGTGATCTTATTTTTTGTTTTTGCTTCAAAACTCATTGCAGTTTTTCCTGATGTGGGTTCAATTGGATCTATTAGATCAACATAAATTACTTCATATACTGTGTCGTTGCTACCAGGATTTCTAGCAATAGCTTTTTTTACTGCACCAAACTTATATTGTTTTCTTTTGTGATTACGTGCTACAGCAGAAACATAATCTCTCACGTCTTTTGTTTCTATTCCTGCGTAAGCTAATACTTTAATTGTGTCTTGTAAACCAAAAGAACTATCGTTTGGTCTATAGATTGATTCTGGAGTAAAAATAGTAGGATCAGAAATAAAGTTTCTAAATGAATTTCTATCTGTCTGTTTTAACAAAGGAATCATACTAATGCTACTATAAAGTAAATCATCTGGATCAGTAGTTGATAAAGTAAATGTTCTTGTGCTTGCACTAAATTGGAATTGATCTTGTGCCTTAATAGTAAATGTATAACTTCTATCAATGGTTGTTGTAGCACCATCAAATGTTGTTACTGTTGTTGCTTTGTCAATAGTTGTAAGTCCAGGTTTGTTAGGTTCCCCGAATTGATTTACTTTACCTTGTAATTGTCCGTCAATAGCGAGAGTAAGTCCTGGAGGTAATTTACCACTTTCTAAACTATAAATCAAAACTGCGTTTGGAACGTTACTAGTTGCACTTACATTTAAAGTAGAAGTAAAGTTTGCTCTTAAGTTTCCTAGGTCACTTGCAGTATTCCAATTAATTGTGCTTTCAACTTCACCTAACAATTTAACGCTAAACGTTTTATCTTTTGCTACTGTTCTATTTGTTTCTGTGGTTGTTCTTTTTGTAAAGTTGTAAAAACTCATTGTAACAACTTTGTTACTAACTACATTTCCATTTTTATCAAAAGTTCTGTATCCAATGTCTGCTACGGTTCCAACAAAAGTATCTCTTAAATATGCAGTTGTCCCTTCGTCGATAGATGTTACTGATGCATCTGAAAATGTTGAAACGACTCTACCATTGGAAACTACCCAAACTTTTTTGCCTATAATATTACTTGCAAGATATTCTGGATTATCAGAAGCATCTGCTTCTGTAACTGCCACTTCATTCATAACAATCCAACCAGTTTCATCATTACTACCAATAAAATTTGATTCAGCAAAGTTAAAGAAAGGAACGTTATTTTCTCCTGACCATTCCTGTTCTACTCCGATGTTATTTGCAAAAAACTGTGTTGCAGTATTAGATGCAGATCCTAGTTGACGTAAGGCTTCTATTGTAAATTTATATTCTTTGGTAACTGCTGGTTGGTACGGAATACGTCCTGCTATTTCTCCACTGGTTGAATCTATAGATAATCCAGGTGGCAATTCACTTGCTGTTCCGTCAGGGTTTGATTTTTTAACTGTAAAACTTATAATACCTTGATTGCTTGTTGGATCGTAGACATCCAAAAACAAAGTCACGTAGTTGTTTGCTCTTCTAAATCCTAAGTCTCCTGGAGTTAACCATACAGGAGCTCTTAGGTAAGTATTATCTGCTGTAAACAAGCCTGTGCCTACTTGCATGATAGTATTATCTGTACGAAGGAAATCATCTCCTACAAGATATATTTGAAACTTTCTTCTTGCAATTACTACACCGTCACTGGCGCTTACTGTAAATTCATAATATCTGTTTAATTTTTTTGGACTTTGTGTTGGAACAGCATAATCATAAAATGTAGTATCATAGTAAAAACTTTCAAAACCATTAAAACTTTTTACACCAAAATCAAACGGATAACTTCCGTAAATATTTGTATCAAAATATCCTGAACCTGCTCTTTTTTCTAAAGCTAATATAGGCTCAACAACCCCCGTAAGTTTACCTGTGGTTACACCTAGTTCAATACCTGGAGGCAGTTCACCGTCTCCTTCACCTATAAAATATTCTATTCTGTCACCTGCAGGTAAATCAGGATCAATAAGTTGTAATTGGAAATCTACTGGACTACTATCTAAGATATAAAAACTATTGTTAGGACCTAATGGCAGTGAACCTTCATTTGTAATCCATGTTGGAATATCAGCTCCATCTATAACAATATTCAAGGTTCTGTCTTCTATGTCATTGCCTTTTCTTGCTCTTATTACAAATGTAAATGTTTTTGTAATTTTTACTTCAAAAGGAGTTCCAACTAAATTATTATTCTCTATTCTTAAACCACCAGGTATACTTCCACTAATAACTGTTAAACTATCTACATTGTTTACAGGTAACGGTATAGTTTGTGTTAAACTTTCTTGGAATGTTCCTAGGTTATGATTGTTAGGCACTGTCCATAAAACATCAGGATCTAATTCACTTGAAGCAGGTACTACTGTTTGTGTTTCTCGAACTTGCTTTGTTTCAGGTCCAAATATGTAAGGATATTTAGGTGTGTTTAGATTTCCTTCTTCAAATGTTAAAAAGTATGCGTAAGTACCATTTGGGTATTCAGGTGTAACACAAAATCTGCCATTGTGTTGATCAAGTGTTCCTGCATTTAATAAAAATTCATAATCGTTTACAAATGTGCCAGCCGGTTTTGTATCATAACTGTATGCCCTTCCTGAAGCAGGTGTAGTCAGTTCTCTATAAGAACTTAATTGTTGGCTTATGCCACTTGTTGAATCTGTTGCTATTGTATAACCATATGGACCATATATAGGATAACCGTCAAAGCAATAACCTACAATCTTGCTGTGTCCATCTGGATGTCTAAGTTTATCATTGTTAAATTTAGAACTGTTGTAGTATTCATTTGCTTGAGTTACTTTTTGATGATTCCAACCATTAATAATAAATGCTCCACTATGATAATGATATTCTCCACTTTCCTCAGGATGTCCTCCTGCTAAATCTACTCCAAATGCATTTTGGTTGTATACAGCATTATAACTAAATCCAGGAGCTGGTATATCAGTACCTCCGGGTAAAGGTCCAGCTTGTGTGGCAGGATTGAATAATAATACACCGTTTGTAGCAATGCCCATAGCACCTAATGATGTTAGTTGTGGATTACTTGTATTAGTTCCGCCTCTGTAAGTAAAACTAAAGTTATGATCTTGTTCTGTAATATTATTAGGATTATTACTAAACAATCTTGTTGTAAGCCCGTCATTCACTAAATTAGTGCCAGCTTTAGCAGGATAAGGATCACCGTCACTGTTTACTGTTAAAACACCATTTAAAAGAGTGATAGTGGTTGTACTAGGATATTTTCCTGTTAAATCAGAAATACTGGTTGTATTTGGGTCAAATGCCATTCGTTAACTCCTATATACATATTTATGCTATACAGGCAGGGCGCCAAGGTCAGCTGTTGGTAATGATGATCCTGTAAATGTTTTTGAACCATCATCAAAATCAATTATTAAATCATGAACTAGATAATCTAATGAACTACTAAAAGTAGTAGGAAAAGCGTCTCCTTGATCGAATGTCAAGTATGGTGCAACACCTGAAATATTTCTAATATCTACACCATAAATCGTACTCTTGATATCGCTAGTGTTGATAATTTCTTTTTGTTGCCCATCTAAATTTGCACCTAGTTTTGGTGCTGTGTCTGTGAGTAATGACGTTTCTGCTGTAATTGTAATAGTAGAACCACTAAGATTAGTAGTAACAAGATTTCCACCTGCAAGTGTTAAACTTGTATTGTTTGCATCTAAAGTAATGTTATTATTGTCAGCAAAAACTTGTAACTGAGGAAGTCCAGTTGCTGTTGAATTAATTGTAATAGCATTACCATCGCTTGTCAAATTAACTGCTGTTCCTCCAACAATTTTTTTGAACTGCATTTCGGCACCGCTCAGTTGTGCAAAAACACCTTCACCAGCAGTGCCTAAGTTTGCTCCTGTGGTTTTTTCAGGCTGTCTTATATCTAACTCTGTAAAATTATTGTTAACCTTTACAAACGCTTCACGTAAGTCATCACCTGTGCCGTCGTTTGCAATAGTTCCTATGTTTACTCTTTGTATAGCCATTACATTATATCCTTACTGTATTTACCTTGTTTTCTTCAATCCAAAAATATTACTAGAAAATGGTGAAGCTTGATTGTATCTGTTAAACAACATTCTATTGAATCCACCACAAATATCTGATGTATCTCCATAATTGGTAGGATTGCTCTCATCTTTTAAAACTGCTAAAGCATCTTTTTGTAACTTGTCTTGTAATTGTGCAGGAGTCAAACTAGGGTCAGCTTGTAGGTACAAAGCACCAACACCACAAACTTGTGGAGATGCCATAGATGTACCTCCTATAGTTCCTTGCCTAAATGAACTGTTGCCCCAATATGCCGCATCACCATAAGCGTTAGTTGTACTAAAACAGCTTAAAATATCTGTACCTGCCGCAAATATGTTTACACCAGGACCTGTTGAGCTTGAACTTACTTTTCTTTCAGTGGTTGCATTAAGCGGACTTGAATTCATATTACCTACCATTAAAGCTCCTTCGTCAAAAGGAGAACTTCCTCTATGATAATATCCATTTCCTCCTCCTGAAAACACTAGGTTATTATAATCATCCCCTGATGCTATATCTATCTTAAAACTATTATTACCAGCCGCAATACAAACATGCACTCCGGCATCTATGCAGTCTTGAACATCAGCATCAACACTAGACACTCTTACAGGCCACCTATACCCTCCTCTAAAGTAAGGATAAAACCCATAAGTATCTCTCATATGTGAATTAGGTGAACTTGAAAAACTGCTATCGTTACTTGAACTGTAAGTTGTGCCTCTGTATACAATACTTGTTATACCAGAACCTACTGGTGCACTATATCCCCAACTTGCATTAACTATGGTAGGTCTTTTATATCCAGTGTTTGGATCAACTGGTTTGTTTTCGTGCCAACCCTTTATTACATCAAAAACACTATTGATGCTTATACCTGTTCCTGAATCTCCGCTTCCTTCTAAACCACCTACCTTGACGCTATATACTCTTGCATTTGAAGCCCAACCAAAATGTAATCCTGTTGCCGTGCCTCCACAATGTGTTCCATGTCCGTCTGTGTCTCCGTAATGGTTGACATTTTGTGAACCTGTTACTCCTGAAGCTGAAAACCAATCTATAAGTTGTACTCTACTGTTTCCATTTGCATCATTGAACTCTGGATGATCTACTTGAAGTCCGCTATCTTGAATAACAATATCAACTCCTGTTCCGTCCATGCTATAATTACGTGGATAATTTGTTAGACTGCTACCAGTGCCATAAACATTTTCAATGATAGAATGTCTTATCTTACCCCAATCGGTTCTATTGCCACTTTCTGATGTTGATTTTGAAAAGTCTCTTATTTGTGTTGCTGTTAATCCTATTTCAATATCATCTCTAAGATCAGGTCGAAGCTGAACATCTGTTACTCTTGAATCATTTCTTAATGCTTCTGCTTCAGCATCCGTTAGTGCGTAGTGTGTATTCCTTGTAGATTTCTGTCTTGCGTCTGCAACGTCAACAGTCCTATTTGGAATATCTCCTCCACCTGTTGAAGCAATCATTTCCTGATTGAATTGTGCGTAGTCTACCCCTTTGTTAAGAGTTACAATGTATTCTTTTTCACTCATGTAAACTCCTAATGTAAATCTACCCAAGCGTTATTAGCATATCCTTGGAACTTATTTGTGGTAGTATTGTAAATTAAATCTCCGTTTGCCGCTGTTAATGCATCTCTCTGCGTTGATGTATAACTTGCAAGCCTTAATGGACTTTGTGTAATTTTTACTTGATCCGTTGCTCGTAATTCTATTGAACTGTTACTATCAATAGCTGGTACACCAATACCTGAACTTTCAAAACTGTCTGCTGTAAACTTTTGTGCATTAATATTACCATCAACAGTTAAGTCACTACTCATCCTTACACTTGGAGTCAAAACAATTTCGGAACTGTCGTCTGTATCTATTACGCTGTTACTTAAAGTAAAGTTACCAATTGTATCACCAGCAGTACCATTGATCCAAGACGAACCATCCCATTTTAATACTTGACCTGTCTGAACACTTGTAATAGTTACATCACTTAGATTTGATATAGTTTCTCCTGAGATGCCGGTTATGAATCCAGCGCCGTTTGTAAGTTGATTGTTGTTTGTTGGAATGGTAGGTTTATTTGTTATTTCACTACCGGTATAATCTATGCTTACGTTAGTTATTGCACTAAATGGAATGTTTGTTAAGTTTGTACCACTTCCGTAGTAGCTACCTGCATAAACGTTTTGCCAAATATTATTACTTGCTCCTAAGGAATATGTGTTTGTTGCATTTGGTGTTGTGTTTCCAAAACTAACTGAATTGTTAGTTTCACTTCCTGCTGTAGTAACTGAATCTATTGTAATACCTGATAAGTTTGCACCACTTCCATGAAACTCAGTAGCACCTACATCACCATTTACACTTAAAGTTCTTGCAGGAGCATTTTGAAATATTCCTATGCGTTTTTGTCCTGTGTCAATTTTAATTGCAGTTTCAACACCAGTAATTGGTTTTACCTTGATGTCCATATCTTGTTCTTGGACTAAATTTTCTATTACAGTGTTACCGCCTGATACGTGCATTCTGATTCTTGGAGTCGAATTACCTCCAACAGTAAGTCCGCCATCGTCATTTAAAGTGACTGTTCCGTTTTGTGTATAACTTGAATTAACACCAATAGCATCTGTTATTCCATAACCAGATAGTGTTGTTGGTGTACCTGTAAGTGAACTAAATTGTGAATCAAACAATGTTGGTTTATTACTGAAATTGTTATAGTCTAAATAATAAGATCCATCAAATCCATCTAATGTATCAGCATTTAGACCTGAACCACCAGTAGTGATATCATCTGCAGGTGCCCACTTGGTACCGTCCCATTTTAAGACTTGTCCAGTAGTTGGAGGCGTACTTTGTGTATCTACGTCTGCTAAATCACTTATGTCATCTACTAAGGACGGTTTATTAATTAAGTCTATGTAACTTCCGCTAATTGCAACTGATGCAAATGAAGGAGTACCAACCAGTTCACTGTAAGCAACATTTCCATTTACCCATGCCGCTGTTCCGTTTGCACCGCCTGTAGTTGAATATTTTAAAACTTGATTGTTTGCAAGTCCAGAAAAATTTGTACCTGGTGCTAGTCCACCACCGCCACCACTGCTTGTACCTGTGTTTGTAATAGTAATAGTTCCGTTAAGATCGTCATAGACTATATCAATTCCTGTACCTTCTCTTAGGATAGCGTTTACTCGATCATCAACTCTTTCGTTTGTAAAATATAAGTTTGTACCTTCTGGCAGTTCAGTAGTGTTTGCGGCAACGCTTGGTTTGTCTGTAAGATCGTTATAACTTCCGCTGAAAGGATTATAGCTTACATTGTTAATTGTTAAACCAGTTGCTTGTATGTTACCAGCACCAACTATACCTGATCCTGTTAAATCTAAGTTATCACCTACTGGTAATTCTTTTAGTTTATTTTCATCGTCTCTATCAACTATGAGTGGTATTCTGTTTGCCATATCTTTATCCTTATAATGCCGCTATTCTTGACTTGAAGTCCGCAAAGTCAGTACTTGCCGCTACCTCCG